GTAGCGCATATTTGTTGGTCAGGCCGGTGTAAAGACCATGCTGCGGATGGCTGATCTGGTCGCGACCATCGAGGAAATACAACTCGTTCATCCACAGCACTCTTGAGGCCATGGCCTGTATGTCCTCCGCGCCAGGCTTGGAGGCGATCATCGGGTCAGGGCGTTGCATCAAGATCCAGCAGTGATGGCGTTGTTCAGAGGAGTCAAGTCCTCAGTCGTCCAAAAATCCTTGGCGACCATGATCTGCAGGTGCTCAACGTTCCGAGACACCGTGTCCTGCTCTTCAGTGGTGCGGCTGTCTTGAGCCATCAGCGCATTGATCAGATTCACGCTGTCCATTGCAGCGGAATAGTGCTGTGCAATCTCTTCAGGTGTCGGCATCAGGATCGGTCCAGACATCAGTCGTCAGAATAGCTGTGACCTCACCGATCGCGACCAACAATCGGTAACACAAAGTCAGACACATCTAGAGAACTGCTGTTGATTGAAGCTTTTGCGTCGAGCACTCCGATCGTTGGCAACACGAAATCTGATACGTCTAGGCCAAGCAAGGCAGATACAGATGGCAGCCCACCTGCAGCTGACGCTCCCCCCTTCCATTCGCTTGAAACCCGTGCTTGAAATTCAGTGCCTGTCTTCCAGGTGCCGTTTACGTTGACGTAGTAGGCGTCTGCCTCCTTCCACGTGCCAGAAACATTGACGTAGACAGTATTAGCCATTTACGTTTGCCTCGATTTCAGCTTGGATGCGGCGTTCTTCCGCTTCAATTTCTGCTGTGTAAGTTTTGAGGTCATCCTGCTCTTGGATCACCTCTTCGTCAGTAACGTTGCTCGGGTGTGACACGAAAACAGTCGTCGTACCATCAGAAAGGATAAACTCATTGCGGTCGTCTTTGGCGGTCTTTGAAGTAATAGAAAAAGTCATGCCTGAGAAACCTCCAAATCGTCAATAATTGAAAAATGTGAACTTGTCAGGTTTTGTAATTGCACCTGTATTTCAATAATTCCTGCCCTTGTTGGAGTAAAAGTTTTTTCAATTTTAGTCCATGTATTAACACTAGCGCTAAGATTGTCGACTTTTTGGTCACCAAGACCCTTCAACGGATCAGCTGGAATTTTAAGCGTAACAATTGCTCTATCGGCATGGCTCTTATAAGTCCATAACCCAACAGTAACCGCAGAGTTTGCACTCACAACGATCTTGCCCAATGAAAGTGTACATGTACCACTTTCAGTGCATTTCCAAGCAACACCCGATGCCGTATGTCTAGTAGTCGTTTCTTCAGAGATTATGTTGCCTCCGTCAAAAAAGGCCTTGTTAGTTCCACTAACTCCCTCGTGATCAATTGATTCAAGAATTCCACCTGACGCCAAGCCTCTAGAAAAAGTACCGGTAGTTCCTTTGAGCTGCATAATGCCGCCGTTAACATAAGCTTGGGCATAATTGGGAAGAGTGCCTGCATCAACAACTTTCATTAGGGCGTCATTGTCCGACCAAAGCACATAAGAAAGACTATATTGCTTGCTGTACCTTTTGTAGTGCTGACCAAAAGTCGAGTCCATGGTAATATTTAAATCATCAATAATAAAAATGCCGTTAGATTTAGCCGCTATATAATACGGCTGAATAGCGTCAAGCCTGTTGCAGACAATTGTGCCGCCAGTTGCAGTTGGAATGTTGCTTGTCGAACTGTTGTATCCCCACTTAAGTGTGTTTATGTTTGCTGTTGAACCTGAATTAATACGAATAGGCTGGCTGCCACACGCTACAAGGTTAAGTAAGTCCCAGCTAGAAGCACCTCCACCTGTTACAGCATAAATAATCTGCCCATGATAATTCGAGCCTACGGCTTGTTTGATATAGAAATCCGACTGATTGCCTGAAAAACTACTGCCGCTATTTATTTTTATAGCCGCATTAGTGCCGTCACTGATTCCAATAATAAAATCCAGCCCTAACCCTTGAACGTCTGTATTGCTCGAGTCAAAATCAAAACCATCATCAAAATGAGATACTCCAAAATTTGACCATTTTCGGTAAGTGCCTGTGGTTTGTGATACACGTCCAAGACTAGTCAAATAAATATGCGACAGCTGAACGTGATTGCCTGTTGGGTCCAAAGGAGTCATTGAACCGTTGAACTCGATGCAAGTTTTTCCATTCCTAGTTGACATGCTGGTTTCGTCCCAGCCGCCGCTAATAGTAATAGGGCTAGCTTCCGTTCCAGCGTCATTGTTGCTATCCCACTGGCTATAGTCGTTTTGGTTTACATCGCTGTCATACGGCCTTACTTGCGCACGCTGATAAATCGTCGCGCTGGTGTTAGTAGCCGAAAACGCTGCTGCGTTGCTGCCGTAATAGCCATAAGGATTTTTGCCTCTAGATTGAGTTTTAAGGAACAAAATGTTATCCCAAATGAACTGAAGTGGATACCAAGCCGTATCATCAGAGGTGTTAAGGCCAACTAGTTTATTTAGCGTTATGCTGTCAGCCGCAGAAGACGCTTTGCAGGCAATAATGTTCTGCAAATACATTACTGTAGTGCCAGAAGGCGTCGCATCTTGATACAAAGCAACTGACTTAACAGAAGAGTTCAGGTTCGTTCCAAGGTCAACAGTTAATCCGGTCCAAACGTTGCTTTTTTGGTTTTTATAGTCAATCGGAATTGTATGAACTGAGGTGTTGCCTGCCGTATCCGTGCAAAGCCTTAGACTAAATTTATTTGAATTTCCATTAGTAGTTTGGTTTGACCGGAACATAAATGAAACCTGTTGATAGCCAGACAGGTCTAAGGTGCTGGGCAACTCGTAATAAGCCAGCTTCCCATTTGAAGCGCTACTGCCAATATTGAAAATGTCACGACCAGTAAAGACGACGTAATCGTGACCTTGCGTCCAAGCGCTAGTGCTTGTTGCGTGTGAATAGCTAGTCGTAACGCCTGTCCCGGTAGCAGTCCAGCTGTCTCTATAAGCATCTCTACAGGCAATCGATTTCGTAAGGTTATTTGTGTTTAAATAAATCGCATTTGTGCACGCATGCCAATAAAATGTAGTAGAACTCGCTGTTGTGTCCGCAGGTCCGGGGAAATTATCAAGTTTTAAACTAGCGTTGGTTTCCGTTCCAGACTCGACAGTTACTCGCCAAAGACCAGAAATGCTTTTGCCTGTTGTTGAATCACTATGGTAAATATGAATAATGTCTCCGGTCAGCCATCCATTGCCCATTGACGTGAGCTTCGTCTCGCCATCCGTACTGCTGTAAGTGATATAGCTACCCGACTTGCTTGTAACGCCATAGTCTTTATGCCCAGGAGCGCGTCTGACGTGTCCAGTACCTAAAGACGTGGGATCTGGTGTTTTTTTAATGCGAACTTCATCGCCTGCTGACAGGTTAAGGTCTTCGGTTTTAAAACCCCTATTAGCAAAACTGGACCCGTCACCAGTTCCAGCAGCGCCTTCGTAGTCGATGTAATAAACAGTCATGATCAGGCAGTGTATTTGATCCAGATATCTCCATCAGAACCGCCAGAGGGCGAAGACGTGGAGGTGGTGATTTTTCTCATGCCCGTCGCACTGGAAGCAACGCTAGTTGCTGTAATAGTACCCGTTCCAGTGATGTTGTGAGTTTGCATGTCGAGGTTGCCTCCCAATTGAGGAGTTGTGTCCTCTACGAGATTGCTAATGCCGCCACTGCCACCGCTGGAAGGAGCGACCCATGCGTAATCAGACCCGTTCCAGCTCAGCACATACCCAGAAGTTGGGTTGCTTTGGTTTAAGTGCGAGTCAACATCGCTGTTTGAATAGCTGCTTGTTTGACTGACCCAGCTAAGGACACCAGAACCATTTGTACTGAGGACCTGCCCGTTGCTGCCAGTTGTGCCAGGCAGGGTGAAAGTAATGTTGCCGCTGAAATCGCTATGTGCTGGTGCCTTGATTGCGGCGTAATGAGCGTTGCTGCTTTCGCAATACCACCGCACTTCTGACTGAGTGCCGCCGTTTTTAATATTAAGTACACCGTCTTCTGCCTCTAAGTTGATACCAGGAACACGCAGGCTAGTGATACTGGTATTGCCTAACGTAATTTCATTGCTAACAGTAGCTGAGCTTGCCTGTGCGCTCCAGCCGATACAAATATTTTGACTGCCAGTAGTAATGTTGCCGCCAGCCGAATTTCCGAGTCCAGTGTTAAAATTGCCTGTAGTTAGAGCACCAAGGGCGCTTTCTCCAAGCCCAGAATTGCTGACACCAGTAGTGCATTCATCTAGGGCCCTGTAGCCGACGCCAGTGTTGTTATAACCGGTTGTATCATTTACAAGAGAGTAATAACCAACGGAAACATTATTTGCGCCAGTGGTACTGGAAAGCAGTGCGCCATACCCAAGAGCAGTGTTTTTGCCGCCTGTTGTCGTGCTGCCTAAAGCCTCACTACCAATGGCAGTGTTGTAGCTAGCTGTTGTACTTACATCGAGCGCCTTTGAACCAACAGCAACGTTGCTAGCGCCAGTGGTGTTTTCTTCTAATGCTTGATAGCCAATAGCAGTGTTGTCAGATGCAGTAGTATTTTTTTCTAGAGCTTCTCTGCCAACCGCAACGTTTTGCGTGCCTGTTGTGTTTCGATAAAGTGAATACGCGCCGACAGCACTATTATCAGTGCCTGTGGTGTTCATGTTTAAAGCATTATGGCCAATAGCGGTATGGTGTCCACCATTGTTTGAGTATAAAGTATCTCTCCCTATAGCTACGTTTGAGACACCAGTGGTGTTGCTATACAACGCACTATATCCAATCGCAACATTGCTTCCAGCGGTTGTGCTAGAGGTTGCGGCTTGAGATCCTATTGCAACATTATAATCTCCTGTAGTTGAAGCTTTTAAAGCAGTACTTCCTACTGCTGTATTGCCAGATCCTCCAGTAGAGGTCATCAAAGCTTCTTTTCCTACAGCAGTATTTCCGCCAAGTGTGGTATTAGCTTCTAAGGCTTTATAGCCAATACCTGTGTTCCAGCCGCCTGTAGTTGTTGAATTTAAAGCGTTATAACCAACCGCAGTATTGAGATTGCTGGTGCCATCATCGTTAGCGAGAGCACCAGTGCCTAAGCCAAGTGTTACACCACTGCTGTTGCTGACACCATCAGACAGATCATTGATCGCAGATGCACCACCAACATCAGCCAGCGTGATGTTTCCATTGGTGGAGTTAAACGTAAGTACCTGACCGTTAGTCGCACTGGACTGCAAGCCTGGGATGCGAAGGCTGGTGGCACTCGAGTTGCCTAGCGTGATCTCGTTGGAAACAGTTGCTGAGCTTGCAGCTGCATCTTTACCGATGACAATGTTGTTTGAACCCGTTGTTATAGCATCGCCTGCCTGTGATCCCACTAAAACATTGTTTTCACCGGTACTAACTGCAAAACCAGACCTGAAGCCAAGGAAGGTATTGTGATCGCCATCAACTTCATATCCCGCTTGTACGCCAATAGCTACATTTCTGTTAGCAGTGTCCTGCCCCAATTTAGCCTGCCAGCCAATATAAACATTGTTGGTGCCTCCACCTCTGCCCGTTTCAGAACCAATACAGACACTATTTGAGATTCCGCTTGTGCTTCCCGCTTGTGCGCCAATAGTTACATTCTGGTCTTGTGTTGTAATGTTTCTGCCAGCATTTTGCCCCAGGCAAACGTTCCAAAAACCTGTTGTTATATTTTCACCTGCTTGTCGACCAAAAACAGAGTTGCCAAATCCAGTTGTTAAATCTTGTCCAGCATTGTGGCCGACTGCTGTGTTTTCGTTGCCAGAAGTTTGCGAATTCAGCGCGTTATAGCCAAGAGCCGTTCCTTTGTTATCAGTGCCATCATCGTTGGCAAGAGCACCCGTTCCAAGGCCAATCGTGTTGCCACTGTTTCCCGTGTAGGCATCAGACAACGCATTGATGTTGGCAGCACCATCAGCGCCTGCAGGTCCTTGAGGGCCGGTGGCGCCTGTTGCGCCTGTAGCACCGGTCGCACCTTGAGGGATAGCAAAATCAAAAGTAGCAGCAGAACTTGAGCCACTGTTAGTCACAGTGGCGCTGGAACCTGCAGCACCCGTGGTGACAGTGCCAACGGCAATCGTCGCTGCAGCACCTGCAGCCCCGGTTGCGCCTGTTGCGCCTGTTGCTCCAGTCGGTCCGGTTGCTCCAGTCGCTCCAGTGTCACCTTTTGGGATAGTGAAGTCGAAAGTGGCGGCAGAGCTTGAGCCGCTATTGGTCACAGCCGCGCTTGAACCTGCAGAACCTGTGGTGACAGTGCCAACAGCAATAGTTGCAGCAGCACCCGCAGCTCCAGTCGCACCGGTTGCGCCTGTGTCACCTTTGTCGCCCGTCCTGGCGAAAGTAACGACTAGACCCTGGTTGGCAGTGAAGGTGCCGCTACCAGAGACATAAGCACAAGTGACTTTGTGATATCCGCTTGCTTCTGTCGCAGCGGAAATTGTGTAGAGCCTAAACTCATCAGGATCGTTCTCTACGGTGACTTTAAAATGACCCTTGATCGTGGAGGTAGAGTCATCAATCGTCCTTAGAAAGGACTGAATGTCGGTGCCGTTTTCATCGGCATCATCAATAAATAACGTTGTCGCACTTGCAAGAGTGCTGTTATTGAAAGCTAGCTTGCCTGCTCCAGGGTCAGCATCAGAAGTCGAAGTGCTGAAGAGATATTCAAACGTCGCACCACCAAATGCACCAGTTTCACCTTGAGGGCCTTGAGGTCCAGTCGCACCAGTGGGACCTTGAGGTCCAGTAGGACCAGTAGCACCTGTCGCACCAGTAGGGCCAGCGCTGCCGTGAGGAATGCCAAAATTAAATACAGCAGTGCTGGAGTTGCCTGAATTAGTGACAGTGGCACTGCTTCCGGCCGTCAGCGTGGTGACGGTGCCAACCGAGATGCTGCCTGCTGGGCCTTGAGCACCCGTCGCGCCGGTTGCACCAGTCGAGCCTTGCGGACCAGTAGCACCCGTAGCACCAGTCGCGCCTTGCGGGATGGTGAAGTCAAAAACAGCAGCACCTGAAGAGCCACTGTTTGAAACGCTTGCGTTTGACCCGGCAGAGCCAGTCGTGACAGTCCCAACTGCGATAGTCGCAGCAGCACCGGTTGCGCCAGTGGCTCCTTGAGGACCAGTAGCACCCTGGGGTCCAGTGGCACCCGTGGCGCCGGTAGCTCCTGCAGCGCCAGTAGCTCCAGTCGGGCCAGTAGCACCACGAGGCAACGTGATGTCAAGAACAGCAGCAGTCGATGTGCCGCTATTAGTTACCGCCGCATTGCTTCCCGGTGAACCCGTAGTAACAGTGCCAACTACCACTGTCGCGGCCAAACCTTGCGGTCCAGTCGGGCCAGTAATAACAGTGACGACTTTGGTGTTGGGGTCTCTTACTACTGCAGTCGTCATGCTGTGTACCCCTGGCTCACGGTGATCACACCCTCAAGATAGTACTGACGCAAGCCAGATGAATCCTGGATCATGACGTCGTAGTAGAGAACGTCAGGGAACTCAGTGGTCTGTGTATCGGTCAAGGACAAGGTGACCTTGCCCTGTGCCCGATTGTTGTACGCAACCGCAAAGTCAGCGTACTTTTGAGTCCTCTTTTGGTTCCACGCTTGCGACAGCACCGTGGCGCCAGTCAGGTCAATCACTGTG